CCTTGAGATCGAGACGGTTCGCAATGCACCATCCAAGCAAGATGGCATTATTGTGGACTACCATCACAGCTTCCACGTTCCTGGCACTACCCTGTCTGGTACTGCTGTTGACAACCCAACCAACGCTCAGCTAGCTACCGGCTCTCAGCACGCGCTTGCTTACAACGATGCGCGACTGATCCCGCTGGTCCGGTTGGTGACAAACAGCCCCTACGGTGGTACGATCTGATCGGTTGACTCCGAGTTGGACACACGGCCCCTGGGGAGTGCAAGTCCCTGGGGGCTTTTTCATGGCCCGATCTGAGCTATGATCGAGGCTGGCCCCGTACCGTCTCCCGATGGCGCTCTTTAATTTTTACGAATTTCGCAAGGCTTTCACGGTCGCCACTCTGCCCGCGAACCCCAGGACAGGCACAACCGTCAGGGTCAGCAACCTCACTTCCCCCACCGTGGGCTCTGCTCCCGTGCCCGGCGGCGCGGCCAACGCGCTCTGCTGGTACAACGGCTCTGCCTGGCGCGTGTACGCGGTGTGAACGCTTCCTGGTGGCCCTGGCATCGCCTGGCCGATCCCTATTACTACTCCAGCGCCAATGGCGAGCGTCCCTGCAACTGCACGCCCCCGGCGCTGGTCACGGTGGAGCAGGCTGACACCTACATGGGAGCCACTCTCAAGGCAACCGCTTGGGCTGCGCTTAACGCAACGCAAAAAGGGCAAGCTCTTAACTCTGCTCAAACTGCGCTGCGTACATTACGCTGGTGTACTGATGAAGTGACTTGTTGCGGTAACAGCCTAACAGCGGGCTATCTTGCTGCTGCCTCAGAGCTTGCGCTGGTACTTTTTAACAACAGTACCGCAGTTATCGGCGCTTCTAGTCAACTGCCGGCACCAGTAGTTAAACGAGAAAAGTTCGACGTATTCGAGCAGGAATACTTTGATCCTACCACCATGGCACAGGTGCTGCCGAAGGACAAGCGTGTTGGCAGTTATTCGCCCACCGTGTTACGGCTTTATCCATGGCTGCTGGACTTAATCGGCTGCTGGGTTGACCGGCAAAACGAAAGCTCTGTTCGCATTCTTCGAGGCTAAATGAACGCTCCGCAAGATGCCTGGGCAAGACCGTTATCAAAACGGATGATAGACAAGTACAGATCCCAGTCGCTTACCTATATTAAGATAGCTTCTGGTGCTTACAATGAAACCCTAGGAACTGTTGCTGTCACCGAGACAAGGTTTACCGCTGCCGGCGCTGTAACGCGCTCTAAAAAGTCAGAACGCAATGGTACGCAGCAAGGCAATGAAGTTAGCGTATGGGTTGACCATGACACGGTGCCTTGGCCTATCAGTTCCAATGACAGACTCGAATACTTGGGGCGCAAGTGGAAGGTAACAGAAGTCGAAAGCTATGGTAGTGGTATTGACGGCGTTATCGTCGGACCAATCTACCTGACGACGCTAGACGGCAAAATGATTACTACACTGGGCGGCAAAGCCATTGTCATACAAGGCTCTGAAGACGAAAGGCCAACCTTTGCTATGTACGCAAGCAAGATTATAGCGAGGGCAGAATAATGGCAAAACGGCGTAAGCCAATGAAGAAAGGCAAAGGTTTCGGCCTTGAGAAAATGTCTGACGAGATCAGGGATGCTGCATTTACGGCATTGCGTAATGCCGCCAAGGAAGTAGTAAACGATCTTGCTGCTATTAGCCCAGCTTGGGGCGGTGACTTTAGGGATAGCTGGTATGTTGAAACTGCCGATGGCAAAAGAGGCGCAAGGCCAGGCGGCAAAGATGGTAAGTACAATCTTTTTAACATCCCCTTGCTTAAGACCCAAGGCCGTAACGCAAAGGGCCAGTTTACATCTTCCCTGCCAGCAAGCGGAAGCAAAGTTGAGCTGCTTATCGGCAACTCTTCCCCCTACGCGCAAGAGGCAATGGATCTTATCCCTGGCAAGTTTAGACGGCAAGAAGAAGATCCAATTAAAGCGCCAGTTGCAATAGGCAGAAGGGTTGGCAAGTACCGGGGCGATGTTAAGAAAATGTCAACAGAAGAAATACTGGAGCGAGGCAAGCGACCGGCGATGTCAACAGCAGAAAAAGACTGGTACGACACTTACATGGGAGGCGGCAAATTTAAGGATGCCATTAAAAAAGGCGCCAAAGCTGGCTTCCTTATTCCTGCAAACAAAAGATGACAGTCCCTCTGCAGCAAATTCGTGGCATTTACGAACGCATTGTAATTGATGCCGCCAGTCCGGTGCGTGTTTATGTTGAGAATCAACTTGCTACTGAGTTTGCAGATGATGATGAATACTGTCTTGTTCGTGTCAACTTTGGGTTGATGCAAGAGCAAGCCATTGGCGCCCAGGCTTCGTGGCACATTCGAGGCTCCCTGGTGTGCGAAATCTTCACCCGCAAAAGCATCGGCCCTGGCCGGGGGCTGGTCATTGCCGGCCCTGTGATCGACGCGCTATCGGCCCTGAACGGCTCGATCCCGCCGCCGGGGCAGTCAATCATCGCTCGCGTCGGCACGCTCACAGGGCCGACCCAGGCGCAGCTACAGGATCGGGCGCATCACTTTACCCGGTTCTCTATGCCCTTCATGGCTCGCTACAGGGAGTAGACTGGCGGCTACAGCAATCACCGGCCACGGGTCGGACCTCCTATGCCCGTCGCTAACTGCGGCCCTGTCAGCGTTCTCACCGGCCAAGATGGCATGATCGCCATGAAGCCCCCCGGCACTCTGGCCTGCCTGCTCGACAAAACTGATTTTCCTGCTCCCGTTAGTCCTGCTACCACTTCAGTTCTTCATATTCCTGCTAATTCTGATTTTCGTGTTGGTGATCCTGTAACTTTTACGGAAAAGGGAACCGCTAACCTTGATGCTGCCATCACTGATGGAACAGTTTATTACATCAAGACCCGCCCTACTCCCACGTCTTGCACTATTTCTGCCACTCTTGGCGGCGCTGCGCTTGCTTTTACCGGCAACGGTGGCGCTGGTGGCGCAAACACTCCAGGCGAAGGCAACCACATCGAGATGAGCTTCGCTACGGCTTACGCCATGTGCGAAGTACCATCCGTTGACCTTACCCTTACAAGGGGCGAGATTGACATTACCTCTCTTCCTTGTAAGCCTGGCTCTGGTACTGGCCCTAAACTTGCTCGATTCCGCAGGTATCAGGCCGGTTTTGCAGATGGCAATGGCACCTTGACTGTGCGCCTTACTGAAGATCGTCTTGCTTTCACCAATCGTATTATTCAAGGTACGATGTTTAACGATCAAAACGGTGCCCAGTTGAAAGCGTACTTTAGTGCCGTCGCTACTACTGGCAACCCGAACATGGTTGACGATGCTGCTTCGCTGCCATGCATCTTCCCCATCGTCCTGCTTAGCCTTAGCGGCGCTATCTCGCAAGATGATAGCCCGACTGAGATTTCGATTAACTATCGAATCTCGGACACCCCCACCAACCTTTTTGGCTTGACTGACTTCTGATCGTTTTTGGATCGTCACACAGCGGGGCTTCGGCCTCGCTTTTTTGTGCCTTGGCCCGGTGCTATGATTCCCTCGTTGCAACATCCTTCCCATGGCCAAAAACGTCAAAGAGCTTCTTAAGGCGACTCGCCAACGTCGCAAAGTGGAGATCACGCTATCCACTGGCGCTACATTTGATATGTATTTTACGCCGCTGACCGAAGCGGAAGACGAAAAAATCAGAGAAGCAGTCAAGACCGATAATAGCACCAATGCCTACGGCTTGCGCGTGCTGATTCTTCGTGCCGAATACGAAGACGGCGAGAAAATGTTTGACCCAGTTGCCGACAAAGGCGTAATGCGCCAAGAATATGCCAAGGCAGACTTGACTGCCATGATGGAAGCCCTGATCTTCAATGGGGGGATGCTGGCAAGCCAGGACTCCAAAAGCGATCAAGGAGGCGATAAAAAAGGATTCGGCCCTGATGCTTAGACTTGCGTTATGCAAGGTGCTCGGAAAGACGCTTTCCGAGCTTGAGCGCGACGCAACTCAGGATGACATAATTATGCACGCTGCATACGAAGAGATCCTGGCCGATCAGATACCAGCCGTCCCACAGGCCAGCCAACCCAGGAGGCGCTAAGGTGGGACACTGGCGCCAGGGCAGGGAGTGGCTGACTATCGGGGGCTAATCAGCGTTGGCGTACAAGGTCTTGGCGAGATTCGCCAACTTAACGCAGCGCTTGAAAGAGCTAACCAGCTGTACGGCAACCTTGAAAGCGCACAGCTTAACGTAGGCCAGATTGCGCAATCTGCCACTCGCAATGTTGAAAGAGCTGCGCGTCAAGTTAATGCAGCCGGTAGGCGCAGAGCGCAAGCGGGACGCGATCTTGCTGGTGCCGGTCGCACTGTTGGGAACGTGGCCATGCGCCTCGACCCTGACACTAGGCGCTTTGTGGCAGGTGGGCCAAATGCTACAGCACGCAGACTGGCAAATGCCCAACTCCGACTTGCTCGGCGCGACGTAAGGGAATCCGACAGGGGCCTGACACAAGCAAATCAAGCGCTAGAAGAAGAGGTGCGAAATCGTCGCCGGGTTGGCGCTATCCAGGGCAGGTACGCGAGAGCGTTGGAACGTACAACCCGCATCCAGGAAAACTTGCAGCGCAGGGGCCTAGACGCAGCCACTCAGGTAGCAGGCGTTTCGACAGGCATTGGTAACGCAAGTCGCGGCAATTACCTTACCAATTTATACCAAGGCCGGCAACGGGAATTTGCGCGAGGTGGCGCTGGCATGGGCTTAAGCCCAGAGCTGCAACAACAGGCCCGCAACGTCCGTGGCGCCTGGGATCTAGCGACTGCTGGCGGCAGGGAAAACCTGCAACTAATGCAGCGGATCGCCACCGAAATGGCGGGCTTATTGCGCCAGCAAAACGAGCTAAACCGTGGCCGCGCTGGGCGATCTATTGCATTTGAAGCCGGAAGACGCGGGCAAGAAAGAATCACCGATCTCTCCCGAATGCAAGGGGCAGATCCCGACAAGATTAGGAGACTGCGTTCTCAGGCGACAAACGTAATTTACACTGGAAATACTATTGGCGATATTGCGGGCTCGCGTGAAGCGGCGCGGCGCATGAATGTGTCGATTAGCAGATATACGCGAGAACTAAATGCGGCGGCGACGGAGCTAGGGCAGCGGCAACGCGCCAGTGGTCGCAACGTAAACGTAAACAGCAGTTGGCAGGTAGCGCTGCAAGATATGCAGAATGCGCAAGCAGAAATAAATCGCGCATCAAAGAAACGTTTTAACGACAAGCTAAGGCAGGAAGAGGCGCGGCAG